GCTTGGTGGCTTCACCGATATTCGATGGGCCGTACTGGTTAACGAGGTCCCCAATTTGCTCGTTGGAAATAGCTCCAATGCGCCCGGCAGACTCCATCATCTTGCCCTTAGGCATTCCACCAAACACTGCGGCAGAACTAGCATTCTTATTGGGGTCTGCCATAGTCTGAAGCTCGGTGACTTCAGGCCCGAAGGCACCGGGATTCTTGAGAGCGCCCTGCGCGCGGTAACGCAGCGCACCACCCATGTCTATGCGATTGGCGCCTGCGGTCTTATCGACAATGATGTTATCGTTATTTAGCCCCACTACATCCCAATTAGCGAGCCACGCATCGACAGGAAAGTGAGACTGAAGATCGTATATGTTATTATATTCACTAGGATGGTAATCAGGTAGTAAATTACCTTCAATCTGCTTACTTGCTATCGCGGGCTTACCGTTAAGCTGCGTGAGATAAATCTCTGGCGTTGGCACTCCGGCAGCCTTGTAAAGCTCAGCGGCAAGCTTCTCATTCTTGGCGTGTTCAAGCGTTGGCGGTGTCTTGATGTAGTAGCGGTCGCCGCTGTCCAAGTCCTCGTACCAGCCGCCAGGATTGCTACCCTCCTGCTTGCCAACCTTGGTAAAGTTCTTAACGAGATTAGGATCGAGATCAAAGAACTTGGCCGCCGCTTTCGCCGCTGGCGCTGCTTCCCTTGCAGCCATCCCCTCTCCCGGCATTGGGAGCATGAACATAGCTGATGTAGCGAAAGCAGCCTGTTCCTCAGGAGTCATCTCGCCGATGCGAGATACATCACCAATCCCAGCCATGTCGGCAATGCGTTGCGCCGAGCGTTTCGGATCGGCAACATCCGGATACGGGTTAACCGGCTGGATTGTCTCTCCTGGCTTGGGAACGGCTTGATTGCCAAGATCGACTGGCGCCGCAGGCTGGTACTGCGCTGGTGCTGCTGGTGCTGGAATCGGTCCAACCTGCGGCACGCCCTGCTGTTTGGGTACGGGCCGATCACCGAGATCAACTGGTGGCGCAGGAATGGTTATACGTGGAACGCCATTCGGGCTTGGTAGCGCCCCCCACGCCTTCGATTCATCCTCATCGTCGGTGCCACCTTCGGCGTATTTCTTAATAGCGCCGCCCCGTCGATTAGAGACCAGTGGATATGATTGATCCTGATGTAGTCTTACATCCAATTCATCTGCTGTAGGACCACTAGACTTGGGCGGATTTGCGCGAAGAATAGCTAGCGCGGCGGCTGTATTTGATAATCCGAAATCAGTAGCATCAGCTTCAGCGTGTGGCGCTGGTGGTAATTCTTGAAGTTGTCGATAAGGTGTTAGTGGATGCTGCAACATCCTACCGAATTCTGGTGGTCCCATCTGAAACGTATTCTCGAAGGCTCTCTGCCAAAGCGGCTTAACTCGATCATCTTCAACATTAGTCGAGGGACGGAAATCGGATGTATCCATTCCGCCTCCGTCAGCACGCTTGGCTCTGCCGCCGTATTTCTTGCCGTACTCACGGGCAGTGCGATATGCAGCAGCGATGGCTTGTTTTTGAGGATGCCCAGCGTGCATCATCTCGCGAATGTTAGTGGAAATTGCCTGACGCGAGCCTGACTTAATTAAGGGCATCGCTCACCTACGGGTATAAAGCGATGTGGTAGAGATGCCCGGAACTGGTAGTGACCGTTAAAAATGCTGATGCCTCTGAGCTAGTAAACGTAATGCTCCCAACAGAGGATGGCGCCGTTGTTGAGACTCCAGTAGCCTGCGGAAACGTAACAGAAATCTGCTGCGTTAGCGTTTGAATCGCTGTCACGCCGTTTTGGAGAGCAGCGAGAATGTCTGCAAGGCTGGTAGCCATTAGGCGGCCTTGACTGCGTTAGGCCGCCATCGCATACTTCTAGTATGAGAGAGTCGTGGCGGCGTGTAATTCTGAATAGAGAGATTCTGCCTTATGAAGTCTCCAATCAAGGCCAAGTAAGACGGCTGCCTGGACCAGACGGCGGCGGTCACACATGGCCACTTATGATAATGAGCCAACATACGCACCGTGCTGGGTACAAGCAGCTTGGACTGAGGTGGGTAAGTCAGCACGGTAGGAAATCCAAGGTCATCGTAGTTCACAAACTTGTCGCGTTTGCCTTTCTTGAGCCGCCTCCCGGTCAATATGGACGCGGGAAGATAGCCATTAACCATAAAAACTCTATAAAGTCCGATAACAGAGCCGAGAATCTTGAGTGGGTTACATATCAACAGAACAGCAATCACGCTATGATTAATGGTCGAATGTCTGTTGGAGAAAGCAATCCGAATAGCCGATTTACTAATGACGATGTTCTTGAAATCAGACGTAGATTCGATGCGGGAGAAAGCATGAGGTCCCTGGCACGATCTTTTAATAGCAGCCGATGCCCTATTATGATGATTTGCAAAAGGTTGACTTGGAAACATCTTTAACCTGCGCGCACAAGCGTTATCCCGCCAACGTAGCCAGGGGGCAATACTGGGGCCGGTGTAGGAGATGAACTGCCTGCTGTGATATTAGTAACGGCAGTCCCAGTGAAGCCAGTACCGGCGCCGCCGCCAGTAGCGGCCGTATTCGGTCCTCCCTGTAAACCACTCTGATTCAAAGTGTGAGAATGCCCAGGGTCGGTAATGGGAACTGGCGGCATATTTTGGCTAGTGAGCGCAACACTCTGCGAGCCGCCCGCAGCGAATAGCGTTGTTCCATCAATACCTCCAGTCGAGGTAATACGACCTGTACCTTGACTAAGATTAAATCGAGTTCGCCCCCGTGAATCTGGGAGCGTCGTGCCAATAAGATTAGCCAGTGCTGGATAGGTAGCCGAACTAAAAGTCGTACCGTCGCAATTCAGGTAAGGGTTAATCGAGCATCCAGTTACCCAAGCCGGAACAGACGATCCGGCATATTCCCAGTACGTTCCAATCCGACCAAAATTGCGAAACTTGACGTTCGTACCATCAACAAGAATATCAAAGGGTTCATACGGGGGGCACGCTATAGTCTGTCCTACACCAGCCCCCACAGTAAGCTGAACGATAAACTGGGATGATCCAGTACAGAGATTCTGAACGGTATAAAAACCACTGACACCAACTGGAAACTCAATAATGCAACTTCCTGTTAGTGTGCTTTGAAGAGTAAGAAAGACGTTCTGAGACTGGGCGGTGCTAAGAACCGTGACGCCGTTATTAAGGGTAAGCGTGGAAAAGCCACCGAGAGCCGCATCTAGGATGCTCATATTGCCATTTACAGGCACGTCCCAAGTGCCCACAAAGGAGCTATTCGCCGGAAGCGTCAGGGCCTTATTGGTGGTAAAGGTAACCATTGCTTAGCGCCTTCCTGACACCGCGTACCGGAATCGAATGCGGCCCAATCGCCAAAACGCCTGATTATTACTCTGGACCTGGACCGACATTAATCGGGCACGCAGCCGCAGATTAATGTATTCTGTAGCCTGAGTCACGGTATAAGGCCCGTACTGCCGAGGTGTATCGCCGGGATAGTCAGCGCTATAGAAAGTCACATTCACACTGGCGGTATCGGTGCCGTAAGTCCCCCAGATGAAGTCCGGCAGAATCCAGTCCACGAAGGCCAAATCCTGCCCCTCGGTCAGCGCCCACCAGCCGCTTCTAAAGCTTGGCAGAGTTACGCCGGTAATCTGTACTCCGGTTTCGTGCTGATAGAGATAACCATTATTATCACAGCCAATAGGCATTCCCAGCGGGGAAATATCTATCCAGGCTGTACGAGCAAGAGAACCGAAATCCCACTCAAACTCATTGCCCTCGATGTGAACCTTCACATAGGAATCGTTCTCTCCGGCACTCATTGCCGATGGATAGAACCAAGTGACCTCGCTAAAGGCCGAATTGATCGCACAGCAAACCTTTGTTTGGTTAGCGGCGCTGATGTTCTGGAAGATCGCGTCCCACACCGAACATGGAATCGGCACAACACCATTGGGGCCAACAGTGTAGAAGTTATTAGTTCCGCACCAATAGGGATTACCAGCCATGATTGCGCAGGCATGAGGGCCTATCCAACCGCAACCGGCGCCAACGCGAGTGAAGTTAAAGATGACCGTGCCACCTACATACTGCATGATCCAAACATCAACATCAGTCGAGATCAGTCCGTAGGTGGGAGCTTGTAATCCGCCGATGATCTTGGACCCAGTAGGCAGATGAAAGCTGCCAGCGGCGGTAGCCGACGTGACTGCCCAGTTGGTATAGTCGGCGCTATCGCTCCAGCGCACAATCAGTTGGTCCTGAACGCCAGTCGATTGAACAGACCCATAGCAAACGAGAATCTGTTGCGGTTGGGAGATGAATATTCCATTATTGAAGAATGGTGCTTGCGGAACGACCTGAGCATTAAATGGCCCACCATCAACGGACCACGCATAAACCGCTCCGCCATAGGGGCACGCCAAAAGAATCTCGCCCCAATTATCCAGTGTCCAGTCGGTAGCCGTAATCGGAGTACCAGCCGTAGGACCCGTACCAGTGCTGCCAGTGCCAAACCCACCAATGCCAAACGGTCCCGTTCCAAACCCACCACCCTGTACCTGAGGACCCGGCGTGATGTAGTAAACTGCTTGTACGTTACCGCCATTCATAGTCGATGCAGCGGTAGTGGTTGCTGGATTGGCAGCAGTAATGGTGAAGGTAGTCGAATCGAGGATGCTGTTGATATAGTAGCGTCCCTGAATCGTTAAACCGCCGACAGATGTTGGTGCAATAAACTGCTCATACAACCCCACAATGGAAACGTAATTGTTGTTAGGGATGGCGCCAACAACAACGCCGGAGTTAGCTGAGGTGGTAAAAGTAAGAAGCAGTCCGCTGCTGGTTATAGTCGTTGTAGCAGCGACGCTGGATATGATGGTATATTGTCCGCTGCTCGGCACAGTAGCAATCGGATAGGCGCCATTGATGAAGAGATTGCCGATAGCAACTGGGGTGTTGAAGTACACCGTATCGTAAATGGATGCCGTGAGGTTCTCATCGGTAACCGTGACCACGAAATTGGCACCACTTCCCGTAGAGCTTGAGATGGAAAAGTTAGGCGCAAATGTAGAGATGAAAGTCTGCGGTGTAATGTCTCTGATAGAGCCGTTCTTGATAACGACAAGATTCTTGGTGGCTGCCACTGCCAACCAATCATTGAAATTGGAATCGACCCAGGCATGAAGCTCTCGAATCGTAGAGCCTATTGCAGTGTTATTGAATAACTGCCAGCCGCCATAGGTCTGAATTAAGCCTTCTTTGTAGCGGATAAGCTGAGATTGAGAGACACCAGCAGAGTTCAATGTGGCCGTTTGTTGAGTATCTACCCCCGGCTTTAACTGCACAGCCCCCATTGGTGCCATGATTACACCCTGGGCGGCTGAACAAGAGGATCGGGAATCTGGTTAGTCCAAGCTTGGCTCTGGTACTTCTTGCGAAGCTCCTCGACGTTAGCCGACTGAATCAACTTACCATATTGAGCTTCCCACGATTGAGCCATTTGCGGATTATCTGATTGGGCACCAAAGTCCCGCATATAACCAGCCGCAAAGACCATGCTCGCAGCCACGAATAAGTCAGGCAACATCTGCGTCAGAATAGTGGATGAATTACCAGACGAAAGTGGAGTTGGACGTTGTGTTCCAATGATGATACACTGGTATGAAGAATTCGGAGTCGGCCCTACAAGAATCTGCGCATTCGTTGCCATAGCAAAAAACTCAGGAACGCCTTGTCCAACAGAGTTAGACGGACAAGTTACATCCAGAAAGTCTCGGCTGACATTCACCAACGATACACGATTGCCTAATGGCGACAGGGCGCTCGCTGGTGTGGTTATCAATACTTGCTCAACAACCAAAAATGTCCCGATTGAAGTAGGTAGGATGAATGACTTGCTGTTGGTGGTAAGAGAGCCGGTAGTATCCACTACGCGAGTGGCCAAGAGATCGAGTTCTCTGTACAGTCGTTGTTCAGCGTAATCAATCATGCCGGGTTCCATAGTCTGGAAATTCGGATCGGCGCTGCTGATAGCAGTAATGTTGGCAATCTGACTGGTATAACTCGTATAATTTATCATCTGGTTTCGCCCACGTTGAAGATAACCTGAGCTACCGAGATAGCGGTGCCAGTGCCATAGAAAGCAGCGCGATGAAAGCCGAACTTTCCTCCCGTAGTAGCGCCGCTGATGGCTTCGCCAATAGCGCCAGCGGTGTTACCTGAAGCAATCGTATTCCAGGCGCCCCACGCG